TTCCTCTGGCGTGACTGGGCCATTGACGGGGCAGTGATCCCCGGCATGAGCGGTGGCCCGGTCATCGACTCGGAGGGACAGGTCGTAGGGATGATGGTTGCAACGACGCTCCCTCCGGGGCGTGCGTTGGGGCTGTTCATCCCCGTCACCAAAAGGTAAGGGGACTCAATGCACTGGGACTCATTGACTGAGGGACAGCGCCAAGCACTGTGGGTAGAGGAGGATGACCTTGAGATGTCCGCCATTGATCTCGGGGTGCGCCGCTTCCGCGATCAGTGTAAGCGCCAACCTCTGTCTCAGTGGCCCGCATCCCGTCAACTCATGGCCTCCTCACTGGGGGCCGTGGTTGACGGGATCGAGCGGGCTAGGGTGGTGGCCGAACAGGGGAAGGGGACACGGGGCTGCACGGGATGGGGCATACCATTCCTCGTGATGGACCCCGGTGTCCTCGCTTTGTCCACGATAGCGGTGATGCTGGATGGCTGCATCGCTGACAGGTTCTCCCTGACCCACGCTATCGCTGCCGTAGGGGAGAGGGCTGAGCTTGAGTGGCATTACATGATGCTGAGGGAGGAGGCCCCTCGCCTCAAGGCGGTCATGGAGCGCCGCATCAAGCGCTGGGATAGGAGGGCCGTCACCCGAGCCCGGGTGGCCATGAGTGGTGAGAGATGGACAGCCAAGCAGCGCCGACAGGTGGGGGCCAAGCTGTTGGTCATCACCCTCGCTGAGGCGGGGCTGTTCAAATCGACATGGACTCCACGCCACGGGTCGAGTAGGCGGGGACAGTATCGCATCTCCCTCACGCCGGCGGCGATGGAGATACTGCACAAGATGAATGAGCATCTCGAACTCATGCAGCCCCTCAACATGCCCATGGTGGTGCCGCCCACCGACTGGGCGAAGGGAGAGGAGGGAGGCTACCGACTGTCGAAGCTTCCCTTCGTGATCTCTAAGCCGGGCGCACCTCCTCCGATAGACGACCATGGGCCGGACGTGTACCATGCCGTCAACACCGTCCAGCGCACGGCATGGCGCATCAACCCTACCGTGCTGTGCACACTCAAGGCGGTGTGGGATGCCGGCGGAGGGTGGGCTGGGGTGCCGGGCGTGGAGCCTATGTCCATGCAGCACCGCTACCCTGAGCACGGCACGGATGAGGAGAAGAGGAAGTGGAAGTCGGAGGCAGCAGGCATGCACCAGCGCAACGCTCGTGCTGTAGGCAAGCGCCTCGCGTTCCTGAACACGCTGTATATCAGCGACAGGTTCAAGGACAAGACGTTCTACTTCCCTCACCGCTGTGACTTCCGGGGCCGCATCTACCCCATCCCCCAGTTCTTGCAGCCTCAGGGCAATGACGTGGCTCGGGGCCTACTCATGTTCGGTGAGCCCAAGCCCCTCGGTAAGCGGGGCCTGTACTGGCTGAAGATCCAGTACGCCAACGGCTGGGGCGTGGACAAGGTGTCGTTCCAGCACAGGGTGGAGTGGACGGACAACTTCCTGTCCACGATCCTCCGCTACCAGAAGAAGGGGGAGTACGAGCGCTCCCCTCTCAACTACAAGGGCCTATGGGCTGAGGCGGATGACCCATGGCAGGCACTGGCTACACTCGTGGAGATCCTGAACGCCCACGCCAGTGGCGACCCTGAGTCCTACGAGTGTGCTCTCCCCGTCTCGGTGGACGGCAGTAACTCCGGGCTCCAACACTTCAGCGCCATGCTGCGGGATCCCCTCGGGGGCAGGCTGGTCAACCTAACACCAGCCGAACAGCCGCATGACATCTATGCGGACGTGGCAAGCGTGGTGGAGAGGGAGATCAAGGCAGACAGAAAAGTGCAGGAACAGCCCGAGGACATAGTCGAGGGGTGGCTTGCAGCCGGGATCGACCGGAAGCTGACCAAGCGGGGGACCATGACGTTCTGCTATGGGGTCACCCAGCAGGGCCTCAAGAACGCCCTGATCTCGGATGGCTTCGTGGACTGGGCGCATAACCAGTTCAGTGCAGTGACGTACATCGGCAAGAAGATATGGGGAGCGATCAAGGAGTGCATCACCAGCGCCGAGCAGGCGATGGAATGGCTCCGCCAGTGCGCCGTGTGTGCGAACAAGGCGGGAGTGCTGATCGAGTGGCTGACACCCATCGGCTTCCACGTCACTCACCCATACCTCGATGCACCATACACCCGGGTCAGGTGCCTGAGCGCACAGATCCACTTCAAGGTGTACGACCCTGACGCCAGCGTCATGCCCAACAGGCAGCGGCAGGCCATGCCCCCCAACTTCGTCCACTCACTGGACGCATGCCACCTCATGATGACGGTGGTAGCCGGGGAGGCACTGGGCATCCGAGACTGGATGATGATTCACGACAGCTTCGGCACCCACGCCTGCGACGTGGGCCTCCTCAACCGGGTACTCCGGGAGGAGTTCGTCAACCTGTACAGCATCGACGTGCTGGATAGGTTCCGTCTCATGGTCACAGCGCAGACGGGTTACGACCCGGGACCGCCACCCGCGAAGGGTGACTTCAATCTGGAGGACGTACTTGAATCAGAATACTTCTTCGCGTAGAGAGAATAGCTTGCCTAGCCAAGAGATCGTCCTCCTTGAGTGGTGGGACAGCGCTGTCACGTCCGGCGTGGCATGGCAGAATCTCAAGGCCGAGCAGAAGAGACATCGGAAGGGAAAGAAGGAGACTTGCTGGACCGCTGGCTTCGTGCTGTACGAGGACGAGGATGTCATCTCGGTAGCCGCCTCCATCCACAAGGAGGAGGTGGGGCCATACATAACGATCCCCAAGGTGGCGATCATCTCCCGAACCGGCTTCAGTGAGGAGATCGAATGAGCAGAGTACTCGTCTACTCCTGCGCTCACTGCCCGTCTATGCTCCCCGAGTTCCCTGACTTCCTGAACGACACCAAGCGTCAGTGGAAGTGCGACAGGGTGATCTGTCTCGGGGACGTGACGGACAATCGCGTCATCAACTACCACGAGAAGAACCCTGACCTTGAGTCTGGACATCGTGAGTACGAGGAGGCACGCGAGCAGCTTGCCATCCTCCACAAGATGTTCCCCAATCAGGACACCCTGATCGGCAACCACGACTCGCTGCCTCAGCGCAAGGCCCGCACTGCGGGCATCCCCTCATGGTTCGTCCGTGCCCTGAACGAGGTGTGGGGCACGCCGACATGGCGGTGGCACCCCCGCTTCTACACCCTCAAGGTGGATGGTGTGGGGTATCGGCACGGGGACAAGGGGCGGGGTGGCATGGTACGCCCGGCCCTCCTCAATGCACAGAGGAACTTCTGTTCCATCGCACAGGGCCACTACCATTCCCTGCTTCAGGTCATATGGGAGTTCAATGACACCGCCGGCATCTTCGGGATGCAGACAGGCTGCGGTCAGGACTGGGGGCGAGCCGAGCAGGAGTACAGCCAGCGATTCGACATGAAGCCCGCCATTGGGTGCGGCGTCGTGATCGACGGCAAGCATGCCTTCGTGGAGAGGATGGAGCGATGAGCGGAAGCGAGAGAGACGCCCGGATCAGGGCGGCAGGAATGGTGCAAGCTGTCATCGCCAGCGGCGCACCCATCCAAGAGCACCGGGTCCGGGCCGCATACGGCCTTGGCCTGACCGACTACTTCGCCCAGCGGTTGCTCGGCAAGAAGGTCACACCCCCTAAGCTCCCTAACATGGGAGAGGAGAACTCATGAGCAAAGGCGCTGACATCACCAAGCTGAAGAAGGTCCGCACCCCGAAGGCCACTGCTGCCTTCGCCTACCTCAACAAGCCGGACACCAGCTTCAACAAGTCTCGGTACCGTATCACCCTACTGTTCGACAAGAAGGACCCCGAGTTCGCTGCGTTCGTCAAGGACGTGGCCGCTGCGGCCAAGGCCGTGGGTGTCACGAAGAAGGGGCTGCCGTTCAAGCTGGCCAACGAGAGGCTGGCCGAGGTGACCAAGGTCGAAGTGGGCACTCCCTACATCGAGATGACCACGAACTGCAAGGAGGGCGATGACCCGGTCCCGGTGTTCAACGCCAAGGGGCAGAAGGACGACACGGCCGACGTGTGGGGTGGCGACATCGTCCGGGCCGAGGGCTCCCTGTGCAAGTGGGAGCTTGCCTCTGGCTCTGGTATCAAGCTGTACCTGAACGCCGTCCAGCTTCTCAAGGCGAGCGCCCGTGCCGGCGCCTGTGGCTCCACGTTCGAGGTGGAGGAGGAGTACGCCACGGAGGATGAGGGCAACACCGCCCCTGACATCGAGGAATCGTCGGACGACAACCTCGAAGATGAGGGGGACCTCTTCACCGATGCGACGGACGGCGACGACAGCGACGATGACCCCACTGCGGGGCTGCTGTGATCCCGGTCGTCTCAGACGGGAACAGCATCACCTTCCATATCGACATCCCTCCGGTCCCTGCCTCCCGACCCCGAGTCGGGAGGTGGGGTACGTATTACGGGAAGACGTACAAGCAGTTCCGTGAGCGTATGCTGGAGTGGGTCAAGGAGTGGGACAGAGAACCCATCACTGGCCCCATGGATGTCGAGACGTGGATCTATCGGGCTCGCCCCAAGTCCACGACTCGGAAGAAGCACTACCCCAAGGGGGACAACGACAACTACGAGAAGGCGGTGTGGGACTCGCTCAATGGAGTGGTGTGGGAGGACGATGACGACATCGTCACCAACCACACGTACAAGCGATACGCCGTTGAGGGACACGAGCAGATCGTGCTGACTGTCACTCGACTGCATCCTGTCACCCTGAATGAGAAGGAGTGAGTATGGAAGGGAGCCGTAAGGAGCCGTGCCCACAGTGCCGGGAGAATGGCGGGGACACCAAAGGTGACAACCTCGTCGTCTACGCTCCCGGCCGAGGGTCGCACTGCTTCGCTTGCGGGTATCATGTTCACGGTGATGGGGAGACGGTGGAGACAGCGAAGACCAAGCTGACCAAGGCTATCCGGGGTCAGGTCCTCCCTCTCAACCACCGCCGCATTGACGAGCGCACTACCAGATTCCACGACTACCGCACCGCTAAGGTGAATGGTGAGAAGGTCGAGGTCGCTAACTACCTGAAGGACGGCGAGCTTGTTGCCCAGCATATCCGGGGCAAGAGCAAGCAGTTCCGATGGCTGGGCGATGTCACGGACCTGCCCCTGTACGGACAGTGGCTGTGGTCAGGCAAGGGCAAACGCATCGTCATCACCGAGGGGGAGATCGACTGCCTCTCTGTCAGCCAACTGTGGCAGAACAGGTGGCCGGTAGTCTCCCTGCCCAATGGCGTGAGCCATGGGCCGAAGGCAATCAAGACGAACCTCACGTTCCTCTCGGGGTACGACGAGGTGGTGCTTGCCTTCGACAACGACGACGCCGGCCGCATGGCGGCAGAGAAGTGCGCTGAGCTTCTGCCAGCGGGCAAGGTGCGCATCGCACACCTCCCACTGAAGGACGCCAATGAGTGCCTCCTCAGGAACGAGAGCAAGTCGTGCTTGCAGTCTATCTATGAGGCTCGTACCTACCAGCCTGATGGTATCCTGCACGTCAGCGATATCAGTGAACATGACCGACCGCATCAGAACATCTGGTCCTTCCCATGGGACTGCATGACTCGCAGCTTCATGGGGCAACGGTCAGGTGAGATGACGCTGTGGGCCTCGGGCACAGGCTCGGGCAAGTCCACAGTGATTCGTGAACTGTCCCTGCATCACCTACTGAGGGGGCGCAGGGTCGGCTTGCTCATGCTTGAGGAGGCGCCAGCCGAGACGCTGGATGACCTGATCTCCCTCAAGATCAGCAAGCCTGTCCGCCAGATTCGGGCGGCGAGGGAACTCAATACCCTCCTCGTGCTGGAGGGAGGCGACTGCCTCGACTTCGGCTACCCCGATGACCTCACCGATGAAGAGTACGAGGAGGCCCGCCAGTTCTTCTCGGCTATGCCGCTGTACATCTACGACCACCACGGGACCAACGACTTCGGCAACGTACTTCAGCGTGTCGAGTACATGGCCACCGCACTGGAGTGCGATGTCATCTTCATCGACCATGTCACGGCGGTAGTCGCCGGCATGGACCGCAACGGGAGCGAGCGGGAGAGCATCGACGACATCATGAAGAAGCTGCGCTCTATCGTGGAGCGTACTGGGGTCCATATCGACCTCGTCTCGCAACTCAACAGGCTCGACGGCAAGGCAGCGGAGGAGGGCGGGCAGATCAGCCTGAAGAACCTCCGAGGCTCCGGGTCACTGGGCTCTGTGCCCAACTCGGTCATCGCCATTGAGCGTGACCAGCAGGCAGAGGATGCCAAAGCTCGGTCCATCATCAAGGTCCGGTCCCTCAAGGGCCGGTTCACCGGCGACACTGGTGTGGCCGGGCACCTCAAGTTCGACAAGCAGACCCGCCGCCTAACTCAGGTTGAGTGGGATGACCAAGGAGAAGACGACAATGTCGGAAGCACACTCGAACCAGAACAAGAACTCGAAGCCGATCTCGCAGGGCTCGACCTCGACTCGCTCCCCGAAGAAGGAGTCACTCCCGGCACTCCAGCACCGCATCACGCCGATCGGTGACGGGTTCCGGCTGTCTCAGTTCAACGAGAAGCAGGTCAACCTTGACGTGATGTCGATGCGGGCCGCACTCCACGAGCTTCAGGCCGCCTACGACATCCTCCGCGACCGGGTCAATGGCTGCAATGGCTGCTGATCCTGAGGCGCCGCTGTCGATGAAGCAGTGGATTAGGGCCATCGTGCCGTGTTCTGCGGGGAGGGGGTGACGGATCAAGGCCTATACCTTCGACATCGAAGCGAATGGCTCTAGTGAGTTCGTCATCCGGGGTAAGGGCAAGTACATAAAGGAGGCCGACAAGGTCCACCTCATCGTACTCCGCTCATACCCCAGCGGGAAGACGCAGGTCTACCGGGCCAACAAGGAAGAGGACACCATCGCTGAGGGCGTGGCTGAGCTAGCCTCAGCCGACGTGCTGATCGGACACAACATCCTCGACTACGACATCCCTGTACTCCAGCGCATCTACGGGCTGGAGACGAAGGCGAAGCTGTTCGACACGCTGGTCGCAGCCCGGCTGCTGTGGCCTGACGCCAAGAACAACCCGCATGGTGGCAATGGAGTCGATGACTTCGCCAAGCTGTTTGGGATGAAGAAGGTGGGCAAGGACATCGAGGACTGGTCAGAGTGGACGCCTCTCATGGAGAAGCGCTGCATCAATGACACCGATGTCCAGCACCGCATCTTCGACTACATCAAGGGCCGGGCGAAGAAGTTCCCCGGGGCACTCCGCATTGAGCATGCGGTAGCCTCACTCATCTCGTGGCAGACGGACAATGGTGTCCGCATCGACGTGGCGGGGGCGGAGAAGATGGCTGAGTACATGGAGGTGGAGATGGCTTCGGCCCTCGACTCCCTGCACGAGGCGTTCCCTCCCCTGATCGAGACGATGAAGACCCACTGGTGGGTGGACCCTAGCACGGGGAAGCAGTATGGCACCAAGAAGGGCGCCCCGAAGGAGATCCAGCGGTGGCTGGAGAAGGGCCCAGCCAAGACGAAGGAGCACCCCTTCAACCCGGGAAGCTCCCAGCAGATCGCTGACCGCTTCCTTGCGAAGTACGGGTGGAAGGCGCCGACAACCGAGGCGGGTAATCCCTCGGTCACAGAGGACATCCTGACCGGGATTGACTTCGAGGAGGCAGGGCTCCTCCTCAAGTACCAGATGGCCGACAAGAGGCTCCAGCATCTCACGGACTGGATCACCCGGGCTCGGGAGTGCCGTACTCCCGGGGTCATCCATCCCCGGATCAACACCAACGGGGCAGCTACTGGCCGGGCCACGCACCAGCAGCCCAACCAGACCGCCTGCCCCAAGGTGGTGGTGGGTCCGGACGGCCCCATCATGGGATACCCCGGCCGGTATGGCTACGAGATGCGTAGCCTGTGGATCCCAACTCAGCGCGGCTGGGTGATGGTCGGCGGGGACGCCAGTGGTCTAGAGCTTCGCATGCTTGGGGCTGCACTGGCCCGGTGGGATGGCGGCGAGTATGCCCGCGTCGTCGTCAGCGGCGACATCCACACGTTCAACATGGAGGCGGGTGGGCTCGACACACGGGACCAGAGCAAGACCACGATCTACGCCTTCCTCTACGGGGCAGGCGATGAGAAGATCGGGACTACGATCGCTGACCACCCGTCCTTGTCCCCCGACCAGAGGGAGAAGTACAAGGGCAAGTCCCGGAAGAAGATCGGGCGGCAGTTCCGGGATCGGTTCGGAGAGAACCTTAGCGCCATGCGCTATCTCGTGGACTGGTGCCAGCAGGGTGCGGCCGGCCTCGGCTACGTCGTGCTGCTGGATGGCAGGCGGGCGCCTGTGCGCTCCGCCCACTCGGCCCTGAACACTAAGTTGCAGGGTGATGGGGCTGTGCTGATGAAGCTGTCGATGATCTGCTTCCATGCACAGCTTCAGGACCTGAGAGAGAAGAGACTGTATGCGCCCATGCTGTGGCCTCATGATGAGTTCCAGTGTGAATCCCACCCGGAGCACGCCGAGCGTGTGGGTCAGGCCATCCCGACTGCCATCAAGGAAGCGGGCAAGCGGCTGAGTGTCCAGTGCGAACTGGATGGCGAGTACAAGATCGGCGCCAACTGGGCAGAGACTCACTAATGCAGACAGTCAAGCTGATTACGGCCTGTGGCTGCGAGAGGTTCACCACGAAACGGAGGCACTCGGACTATGTCATGATGCCTCTCCATATCAGTACGCCGCTGGAGGCACACAGCGGTCCCCCCAGCCTGGGCTCTTACCCCTTTCGGAAGTTCCGATTCGACCACTACTGGGGATCTGTCGCCGTCTACAAGGAGGTCGTCGATGGCTGAGTACCATTGCACGCTGGCCAAGAAGTATGACCCCGGCAAGCATGACGTGCTTGGCTGGATGATGAGCGAGAAGCTGGACGGAGTCCGGGCACTCTGGTGCCCTGAGCGTCAGGGCTTCTTCAGCCGCTCGAACAAGCCGCTCCACGCCCCTGCGCTGTGGCTGGACATGATGAGGAACGTAATCACCCCACTGGATGGGGAGTTCTTCATGGGCCGGGGCCGGTTTCAGGACACCGTGTCGGCGGTCCGGAAGAAGTCCCCTACCTTTGAGCAGTTCAAGGGGGTCAAGTACGTCGTGTTCGACGCCATTACCCCCGGGCAGTTCTCGGAGCGGCTGCTAAAGGCGCACGCCGCCGTCCACCCCCTCCCTCGGGAGCTTGTCTTCGTCCTCCGTCACCACGTTATCACCTCTCAGGATCAGGCAGCAGTGCTGTACGCCGATGTCCTGAGCAACGGAGGAGAAGGGGTCATGTTCCGCAACCCGCAGAGCGGGTACGAGAAGAAGCGGACCGGCAACCTCCTCAAGTGGAAGGATGAGATTGACGGGACCGCAACCATCATCGGCATCGAGCCGGGTAAGGGGAAGCACGAAGGCAGAATGGGCGCCTTGGTCTGCCGGGACCACGAGACGGGCGTGGTGTTCAACGTGGGTACGGGGTTCACCGACGAGCAGCGAGAGTGGTGGAACAGGATCGACGGGGATGTCGTCAACAGTCGGCTGGACATCCGCTGGCGTGCTATGGAGCGCACCCGAGACAACATCCCCCGGCACCCGGTCTTCGTGTGCTGCCACGAGGGGGACTGAAATGAAGTGCGAAGACAAGATGGTGGCGGAGGCGCTCAAGGCCCTTGCCAGATGGATGGTTGACAACGAAACTGACGCAGTGCGCATCGAAGCGACTACGGAAGCGGGCCGTACCGTGATGTTCGATGTCGAGTACGTCGGCTACAGAGATGAGGAGTACAGCTAAATGCAGATCATCGGATTCGCTGGGCTGGCGCAGGCCGGTAAGACTACCGCCGCCACCATGCTCGCCAAGGACATCGTCGATCGGGGCTTCCTCCCCGTGATGGAACACTTCGCTGGCCCCCTCAAGCAGGCGAGCGAGATTCTCGGCTTCCGCAAGGGAGGGGAATGGGACCACCTGTACCGGGAGTTCTGCCAGTTCGCCGGCCAGAAGGCCCGATCCGCCAGCGATGACTGGTGGGTGGACCGCTTCAACGAGCGAGTCGCCTTGCTCAGGGAGGCGGAGGTGTCGGCTCCGGCGGATGCATGGCATGAGCGAGTCATCATCATTGATGACCTCCGCTACCCGAATGAGGTGGCTGCGGTCAAGCGACTGGGCGGACTGACCTGCTTCATCGACGGGCTCCCCCGCCTGACCGACCTCGACGCCGAGTGGCGCAAGCACGAGAGCGAGCGGATGGCCACTGAATACAGCGATGGCAAGGGTGACGATGAACTGTTCGACTACTCGATGCCTAACGCCCAGAATCTGACCTCGCTGGAGGAAAAGATCAAGATCATGTCCCCGTACTGGACGAGCGAAATTGCAGAGGAGAGACTGCGTGACTGACTATCAGGTAGAGCGTACTGCGCTCATCGACGCTGACGTGATCGCATACACCTGCGCCGCGTGGGCACACGGTAGCATGGCTGACCAGCTTGAACTGACCGAGCGGGTGGAGGCCATGCTGGATGACTGGACGCGCCGGGCATTCTGCACCAAGCGGCTGATCTGCTTCTCCTGCCCCCGGGAGGACAACTTCCGCAAGGACGCGTATCCGTTGTACAAGAGCCACCGGACCGTGGATCCCCCGGCCATGCTGCCCCTCGCCCGAGAGGTGAGTGCTGAGGCAGGGCCGGTGGTGCGTCGGAACCGGATCGAGGCCGATGACATCCTCGGGATCCTCGCCACCAATGACTCGGTGGACAACCCGGTCATGGTCACCGTGGACAAGGACCTCCGCCAGATCCCGGGCTGGCACTTCAACCCGAACAAAGAGGACTTCCCGGTCCGCACCACCGAGGTCGAGGCCGACTGGGTCTTCTACCAGCAGTGGCTGACCGGGGACTCGACGGACGGATTCGGGGGCATCAAGGGCATCGGCCCGGCCAAGGCCACGAAGATCCTCAACGGGGGCGAGGATTGGCTGATGGAGGTCCTCCGGGCCTACCGGGACGCCGGGTACACGGCCGATCAGGCCATCGCTCAGGCCCGCTGTGCGAGGATCCTGAGGGCAGGGGACTGGGACTCCGAGAAGCAGGCCCCGATCCCGTGGACCCCTCCTCAGGACGCCGTAGACGCGGTGTGGGAAGATGGGCGAGATGGGTAATATGGAGGGAAACGGCCGAAAAGGGGAGGAACAGACGACTCCCGACTGGGACCTCATTCCAGTAGTGGTATGGGGGTGGCCAAGGCGCCCCCGGGCGTGGTGGGCTCGTCTCGCCGGCCTCAAGCACAGCCACATCACGATCTCCCTTGGCTACCATATGTGGGACCAGCCCCAACAGGGGGTAGGTCAGGCGTTCTATGCCCCATCGTACGTCCGGGACAAGGGACGAGCCCCTGTCGTCGCCATTACTGTCCGGCCAAAGCACTATGCCCCAGCAGTGGGTAGGGTGCTGGAGCAGATCGAGGGGCGAAAAACACAGGTCATCCGATCTGCGTTCCGGTTCCTCCGCCTCTGGCCCGTGCCGGCATGGAACTGCACCTCCCCTGTGCGCCTCATCCTAGGGGCGCTGGACATCAACGTGAGAGGAGAGACACCCGATGCAATCCTCCGTGAACTGGAAGGACGCAGAGACATGGCCTTCTGTGCCACAGACTCTGCTGGATCGGATTGAAGAGTACATCGACGAGACGTGCCGCTCGGCACGCTCCGCAGTATCGTACACCGCTGAGGATGCACACCGGATCATGGCTACCGAGCAAGGTAAGCGTGCCGTGCTGGCGCTCCTCATGACCATCAAGAGCAAGCAGGAGAACCGCAATGGCGGAACCCATGAGCGGCGGGACCCCAGCCGAGGGGCTCCTGCTGCCGCACCCCGACGAAGCGCTGGTCCGGGAGCAGAACGCTCGCCGTATCGGTCGCCGCAGGCAGGCCGCCGCACTAGCCCTCCAAGTGGGCCAGACCTCGGGTGAGGATTTGGACCGACACGGAGAGCGAAGGCGGGTAGGTGGCCGGTTCGAGCGGATTCAGGACGTTCCTGAGCGCCGCGCCGCCGACCCCACTGGCCTCGACATCAGTGACATTGCCCGATTCCTGTCGGTGCTGTCGTTTGCCCCGTCCGAGGAGATCCTCGGGCGCACCGGGTACTACTCGGCGTTCGCGCCCCGTACACTTGGCACCACCCGAACAGGAGCGGACGGATGACGAAGACGGTTCGAGAGCTTTGGACCGACCTTGACACTGACCGGCGCTGTGCGCTGGATCGCAAGCGCGAGCATGCGATGTACACCATGCCGGAACTGCTGCCCTACGAGGGCCGCGCCACGCACGCCCCTCTGGACGTGCCCTATTCCTCGCTCCCGGCCGAGGGCATCAATGCCCTGAGCAGCCGCACCACCTCGGTGGTGTTCCCGCTGAACGGCCAGAGCGTCTTCGAGATCATGACTCCGCGTCAACTAGTCCCGGAAGGGGAAGACACGACGGAGATCGACGCCTCATTCGCTCGGTTCGAGGAGCTTGTGATGGACCGGCTCGCGCCCACTAACCTGCGAGCGGCCGTGAACCTCGTCTACAAGCACCTCCTCGTGGTGGGTGACTGCCTCATCTATATGGATGACGACCTGAGCTACCGTGTGTTCCGCGCAGACCAGTACGTCGTGCGCCGAAAGCACGAAGGCGACTGGATGGAACTCATCATTCAGGAGGCCATCAACCCCGAGTGGTATCCGGAGATCCTTGAGAAGGCTAGGAGCGCCCCGCAGACGGTGATGTTCCAGACCGGGACTGCCGAGAAGTGGGAGCCTCTGTACACGCGCGTGACCAAGGACCCTCGGACCGGACGGGTCAAGGAGGAGCAGTGGTTCCGTGACGTGCTGGTTGGCGAGAAGGAGTACGAGGTGTCCCCTTGGGCTCCGGTTCGCTGGGGCTCGCTGGCAGGAGAGCCGTATGGCATCTCCCTCGTCGAGAATATGTTCGGTGACATCCGAGCCCTCGATGCGCTGTCCAAGGCGCTCCTCGACGGAGCCATGCTGAACGCTGAGTATCGGTGGGGTGTCAATCCCGCCGGCCTCACCGAGATGCAGGACATGCTGGATTCGCAGAATGGTGACTTCGTCCCCGCCACGGCGTCGGACGTGTTCCCGCTCCAGTTCCAGAATCACTCGCAGGTGCAGGCCACACAGGCTGCGGTCATCCACCGCGAGCAGATGGTGGGCCGTCGCTTCCTCATGAACAGCGCCGTTCAGCCGAAAGGCGAGCGCGTCACCGCCAGACAGGTCAGCCTCCTCGCACAGGAGCTTGAGTCCATGCTGGGCGGTGTCCTGTCTCATGCCGCACGAGAGCTACAGGAACCGATCCTGAGGCGCGTGATCTACGTCATGGGTCAGAGGAACGAGATCCCGTCCGACATCAGCAAAGAGATCGAGAAGTCCGGTGGCTTCGCCAAGCTGCGAGTCCGTGCCGGCCTTGAGATCCTCAATCGAGAAGCAGAGCGCGAGAAGCTGGACATGGCTATCGAGCGCATGCGCAACCTTCCTCCGGAAGCCCTTGAGGCATTCGTCTGGACGGAGATCGCCCGGGACTGGTGGCAGTCCATGGGCCTTGAGACTGCGGGTCGCGTCAAGACCCAAGATCAACTAGAGCAGGAGAGAGCCCAACGGCAGCAGCAGGAGATGGCCGCTCAGGCCGCTCAGGCTGGCGTGCAGGCGGGTCTCCAGAATCAGGGAGCAACTGAATGAGCGAGCAGGCAAAGCCTGATCTCACGACCCCCGAGGGTCGAGCCGCTGCGAACGCAAGCATGGCGGCCAATGCACCGGCCAACGTTCCGGACAAGTTCAAGGACGAGGCCGGCAACGTCAACGTGGAAGCGCTGGCTAAGTCCTACCTCGCCCTTGAGCAGCGCCTCAGCGGCAAGCCGGAAGAGGCAGAGGAGCAGGGTACCGAGGAGTCACTGGCGAATCTCGCCGGGGACCCCAAGCCCAAGGAAGAGGCTCCGCCGGCATCGCTGGCAGAGGCCCTTGCCGGGGACCCAGCCCCCTCGAACACCGATGCGTCCGCCCTGTGGGCGAAGATGAAGGACGAGCTTACCGTTCAGGGATCCGTCACTGACGAGACGCGCAAGGCGCTGGCCGCCGCCAACATCCCCGCCGAGGCTATCGAGGCGGTGAAGGCCGGCGTCGTGGCCAAGCAGGCGGCGGATCTGGCCAAGGCCAAGGAGATCGCCGGCGGCGAGGAGAACCTCAAGGTCCTCTTCGACCACCTCAAGAAGACGCGCACGGCCGACCAGCGTCAGGCCCTCATCCGACAGATCCAGTCGGAGGGCGGGGACCTGTACCTTCGGGGCCTCGTGGCCGAAGCCGCACAGGCCGGCGCATTCGGGGAGAAGGGCTCCCTCATTAGCACGGCCGCTCAGGGCGTGCCCGCCATCCAGCCGGATGGCAACGCGAACGTCAAGCCGTTCCGGGACATGGCGGAGCAGCAGGCAGCAATGACTGACCCGCGCTACCAGAGCGATCCGGACTACCGGAAGATGATCGCCAAGCGCCTCGGCGTGATGCACGGGATTGACCCGCGCCGCTACGACGAGGCGAATGTTTACTAGCTACCCCCCCCCCCCCCCCCACACCCGCCCACTGAAAGGTGAGCGGGTGCTTTACGTCGGACCGACGCGGTGTAGGCATGGCTCTATTCGATCCCAGCCGCACCATCTGAGGTACTGGCCCGTTGAGCGCGGACAACCAGCAGACGATCGTGACCATTTCACTTTCCCTTACTGGATAGGAGACACGCAATGGGCGCTGTCAGCAATCCCATCCGACTCGGCGCTAACTCCGCGCTCGCTTCCCCGGCCTTCGATGACCTCTTTCTCCCGCTCTACAGCGGCGAGGTCCTCACCCGGTTCAACGAGTACCTCGGTGTTACGAGCCGCGTTGCGAAGAAGAACATCGTTTCCGGCAACACCGCCAAGTTCCCCCGCATCGGCGGCATGGGCGCTGAGCGGCATGCCATCGGCACCAAGCTCCTTGGTCTGGACGCTGAGCGCACGTCGCTCCAGATCCAGACGGATGAGCGCCCGCTGATCTCGCACTTCCGCGTCGATGACATCGACGAGATGATGAGCCAGTTCGAGCAGCGCAGCGAGTACGCCGCGCAGTCGGCTCAGGCCCTCGCCGAGGCGCAGGACCAGTACACCTACCGGCTCCTCATCAACGCCTCGCGCGCGACCCCCACGAGCCTCTACGGCGGATCGGCTTCGGCCTTCCCCGGCGGTGGCTTCGACGGCGCCGGCGCCGCGAAGTCCGCTACGCTCCATGCCCTCGGCACGGACGCTACGGACGACCAGATCGGTAACTTCCTCACCGCACTGGATGACATCATCATCCGCTGGGATGAGATTCGCGTGCCGTTCGACGGCCGCAACGTGGACATCGACGCCCGCTTCTGGCACAACATCCGCCAGTTCGGTTCGCCGCGCTCCGCAACCGACCTGAACAACGGCCGTCACCCGCTGTTCATGACGAACGACGGGACCTATGGTCCTCCGGGCGGCCAGCAGCAGTTCGCTGCGGGCTCCGTGCCGGACTTCAACACCGGGCTGATGTACAATGGAATGACGATCCGTCGCTCCAACATCCTCGGCGCGCAGGTCATGGGGCAGGATCTGTCCAATGACGACGAGGCCAAGTACCAGGGCGACTTCACGGCCACCCGGGCCATCGCCTACCAGAGCCTCGCTGTTGGCGTCGTGGTCAAGATGGGCGTGATGACGGAGTCGGAGCGCGACGTGTCGCGTCAGGACTTCCTGTTCCTCACGAAGATGCTCTCGGGCGGCGGCACCGTTCGCCCCGAGTGCGCCATCGAGATCGTTGACGATTGACCCTGAGGGGAGGGGGAAAGCCCCCTCCCATTCTCTCAACCACTCACCATAGGAATCTTCCCATGGCCATTCAGAACACCCGGTACACGCCCAAGCGGCGCGGCCCGGCCCTTGGTGACGCCGCCGGCGGAACCTCCGAGCGCATCGCCAAGCGCGAGCGTGACCGCGTCCTTCGAGTCCCCGGTCATCGCACCGAGGACATCCGTCTCACTCCCCTTGGTACCGATGTCACCACGGGTGACGACCCGGCGCTGTACGACGTGGGCAACGTCGATCGGCTCTCGGTCGGCCGCTACCGCCTGACGCGTCAGACCGCCGCCTCCGGGACGGCTGAGCCCCTCAGCGACTACGCGTACCTCGACTTCGACATCTACGAGGAGACGGCTGGCGTCTTCCTCGCTGTCACCAGCCCGATCTTCTCCACCGAAGGCGGCACGGCGACGAGCGACGACGATGACACCGACGTTCTCGGTGTTGACGCCACCATGGTGGCAGTCGCGGATGCGGCCCTCGACGGCGCCGACTCCGACTCGCGCGTCACCGTCTTCGTCGCCACGTCGGCGGACGTGACGGATGCCGCGGCCTGGACCGTGGAGGCCAAGGTCCTCGTGGAGGGCAACCTCTACGTCATGGACGCAGAGGAGGCGGACGACCACGTCTTCACCCTCCAGCGCCTTACCTGATCCTTCGGCCCCGGTGGGGGCAACCCCATCGGTGCCCTTCCTCTCCTCTCTCACTCGGCCCCTTCATGCCCACTGGGCGTGAGGGGGTTTTTTTCGTCAGGACCCCCAATGCCGATTAGACCCCGCGAGATCAACGACCAGATCACCGATGCTCGCCTACAGGAGATCGTTCGGCATTTGGTCAACATCGAGGTTCGTCGCCTTGTCACGACCTCATCCGGACTGCAAGCTCAGATCGACGCCAACGAAGAGAACATCGAGGAGAACGCCGAGGACATCGGCAACCTCAGCCGGCGCATCGACGGAGAGCAGCAGGGAATCTACACCTACCCCGAGGCGGCTCAGGGCGGGGCTCAAGAGACGGAGCAAGTCTTCTCTCTGGCTCAGGTGTGGTCCGTCACTCTGGACAAGGAGCCGGTCCTTACCCTGTGGGAGGCGGCTTCCTTCTCGTATGAGGCCGCGTTCGACACGTTCGTGTTCGACGCGAAGCAGTTCGACGAGATCACCGCTACCCTCACTCTGGCCCCCGGCGCTACTGTGACGTACGCCCCGGCCACCAACACACTGTCTATTGATTGGGGCGTAGCCAAGTCTGGCTCCGTCTTCGTCATCAACCACGGCACTGGCATCCACTACTCGGTGGTGGCTGTAGCCGACTAAGGAGAATCCAATGGCTAGCGCTCAGGAACAGCAGCTTGGTCAGCTTCAGAATGCCTCCGGCGGTACAGCGGAGTCGCTGTATAGCCCCGGTGCTGGCGAGACTGCGATCGTGAAGAACGTCGTGGTGTGCAATACCAGCGGGTCGGCTGACTCGTTCCGTGTATTCATCGACGACGACGGCAGCACCTACAACGACACGACTGCCCTGTTCTACGATGTCGTCATCGCCGCGAACACCACGATCGTTCTCAACGTCCTCCTGTACATGAACGACGCATCGGGTAACCTCGGCGTCTCCTGCGCCACGACCGGCGCTTGCACGTTCACCGCTAACGGGATCGTCGTGACCGCATGAGTAACATCGACGCTATGTACGCTGTCTCGAACCGGGCCACGACTACCCTCGATGGCGCGATCACAGACAGCGACACGACCATCACTGTGGATGATGGGAGCGTCTTCCCCGCCTCGGGCCCCTTCAAGGTCACGATTGGGTCAGAGATCATCGACATCACGTCGAGGGCTACTAATGACCTGTCGGTCGGCACCCGAGGGGTGGAAGGTACAACCCCCGCCCCGCACCTCAGTGGGGTGGCCGTGGCCATGAACTTCACGGCCGGCCACTTCGAGGCCCTGAGGGACGGGATCGTTCGTTATCCATCAGCAGATGCTGGCCCCTCCGGGGTGTTCAGCACTGACGACCCTATCCTCTCTCAACTACGGAGGCATGGACTGTGAACTTCACCAAGCTGGAGGCCGTCAACCGCGTCCTCCGTGGGGCGCACGAGCATCCTGTCTCCTCGCTGGGCAGCGGCTCGGAGAGCGACAGCCTCATGGCCGAGCAGATCCTCAATGAGGTGCTGGGCCGCGAGCAGATGCACGGGCTCCATATCAACACCGTCAACACCAGCTTCATCCCCGACAGCGGAAACAGTTACCGCGTGGTCCTCCCGGACAACACGCTTCAGGTGTCCGGGGCCAACCAGCACCAGCACCGTAACTTCTACTTCCGCGAGGTCAGCGGACAGCTTCGCCTGTTCGATGGGGATAAGACCCCGGCGACCGATTCGTTTGAAGACGACGAGCCTGTGTACATCCGCATCACCCAGCAGATTTCGTTCGACGATCTCCCCCTCGCCCATCAGTTCGCCATTGCCGATCAGGCAGCGGTGGAGTATCAGATGGCCGTGCTTGGCTCGTCCACCATGGACCGCCACCTGCGGGAGCTTGCGGCGCATAGCCGGGCCAAGGCCCGCGCCTTCGACATGCGCAATCGTCCCCACAACCAGTTCGCTGACGGCCGCGCGCAGGGTCCTCGTGCCGGTACCCGGTACGTCCAGCGAGCATGGCCGTACAACGACAACGCCTATCAGGACTAGTACATGCCTGTTCCGATTTCCATTCCCTCCCTCATGGGCGGCGTGACCCGTGTGTCGCAGAATCAGCGCCTGCCCTTCGAGCTTGAAGCGCAGGACAACTGCGACATCAACACCGTCCGGGGTACGGACAAGAGAGCCGGGACTGAGCATATCGCTGGCGAGGGCGCCATCGAGCAGCTTGACATCACCGACCCCACGAACGTGATGTACACGCACTGGCTCAACCGTAGTGCCACTGAGCGGTTCGTCATCCTCATCGACCCCGACGCCACCCTCGACACCGACAAGATTCAGGTGTTCGACCTACTGGACGGCACGCGCCAGACGGTGCAGGCCGTGGACAGCGGTGGCAGCGTAGTGGATCTGGATGATTCCGATGCCGATGTCGTGGCTATGATCGCCTACCTCTCGGCAGGGAGTCAGACTTCGCGCCAGCGGTTCCGCTGCGTGTCCGTCGAGGACTCCACCTTCATCCTCAACCGCGAGGTGCAGACTTCGCTGGATGGGGCGGGCATCACCTACCAGAACAACGACACCCCAGCGAACGTACGCAACCAGAACAACGACCAGAACGTCCCCTCGTGGCGCGATCTGGAGCAGCCCCCCTCGACCACCGCCTCATTCCCCTCCGAGGCTACGCTCATCGCGGGCGGCACCATCGGCCCGAGTGATGCTATCTGGTACACGGTCGATGACGACATCGGACTCCCTCAGGGATTCTGGTGGGCCATCAGCGGCACGCAGCCCCCGTGGTACCAGCGGCTCCCTACGGAGGGAGCGAACTCATTCCTCGACAAGACGACCTTCCCTCTCAGGCTGGCGTTCACGGGGTCCCAGTTCAACCTCCAGTTCCCGGCGTGGTCCTTCCGATCCGCTGGGGACAGCACGACCAATCCCGGCCCCTCGTTCATCGGCTCGGCCCTCTCGGACCTGTCCTTCCATCAGGGCAGGCTGTGGATGGTGAGTGGCGAGCGGGTGGCATCTAGCCGCGCAGGCGACCTCTTCAACCTCTGGATCAACAGCACGTCCCTCGTGACGGATGCGGACCCGATTGACGAGGGAGTGCAGGGCGGCAAGCAGAGCAACATCATCTTCGCGGAGTCCTTCCGCGAGTCGCTGATTATGCTGACTGACGCGTCCCGCCAGGTGGAGCTTCGGGCCAACGGCCCCATCACTCCCCAGTCCGTGCAGTTCTACGACGCGACACACGTCTTCGGCGTGGACTACGTCGAGCCCACCATCAAGGGGGCGGCTCTCTACTTCGCTGGAGAGACGGACTATTCCAACGTGGTGTGGGAGTTCGACTACTCCCCGCAGCAGGTCACGAACGTGGCCAACGACCTGACCGAGCGGGTGCATGGGTACATCCCGGCCGAGGCTCACTGGATGAAGGCGAGCGAGGCGCACGACCAACTGTTCGTGCTCACCCTCGCGGACCCCTCCGCGGTCTACGTCAACACGTCCAAGTGGCGCGGGCCAGAGCGGGTCCTCAACTCGTGGTTCCGGTGGACCTTCACTGGGGCCACCGCCATCCGCTCCTGCTACGCCATCGACGACTTCCTCTACCTTCTCGTGGAGAGAGACGAAGAGGTATTCCTTGAGCGCATGGCCCTCGGCCAGCCGACGCAGGACACGGACGGCAGCCCCGCACAGACCCTTTCTTATGCGGTGCGTGTGGATCGCAAGGTGAAGGTGCAGGGGTCGTACAGCGCCAGCACTGGGCTGACGACGTGGACGGTTCCGTTCCCCGACGCCAACATCACTGACGTGGTTCTGGCCCCGACGTGGGACACGGCGACGATCAAGGCCGGCGGAACGCAGGTGTTCGGAGTCACTGTGACGATGGACGCTTCATCCACCACCATCACCGTGCCCGGTGACTACGAGAACAATGCGGACGGCGACGACTGCCCCGCGTTCGTGGGAGTCGGGTACACCGCAGAGGCTACACTCAGTCAGCAGTTCGTCCGAGACGACAACGGTACCCCGGCCAACGGCAACACCACCCTACTTAGGGGCAAGGTGCGCCACCGTGACGCGGCCGGCTACAAGGTGAAGATCACCCCCGAGGGTCGATCCGAACTGACCAAGACCTACGTCTTCCCCCAGTTCGGCAATACGGCGATCGACGGCGATCAGCTTGACGACTTCGGGGAGTTCCAGTTCAAGGTCATGTGCCACGCGCACAACGCAGTCATCAAGCTCGTCAACGACACTCCGTACCCCGCCGCTTGGGTGGACATGGAGTTCGCTGCCGAGTTCATCCCCCAGTCCTACAGTCCGGTGCGATAATGGAACAAGCTCCACAGATCGCGGGCACCTCTAAGGCGTTCGCAGAGATCAGTTCCCGGGCCGCTGTGGCGGGGAACATCGAGAGACAGCGGGTTGCCGAGGGCAACATCCGGGCTGGTACCAACCAGATCCGGCTCGAAGAGACGACCAGCCGGAGGGAGATTGCACGCAACCTCGCCATGTTCCAAGGACAGCAGGCTGCGGCCCGTGCGTTCCGTGGTACGGGCGGGGGCGATCTCGGCTCCGGGGCGGCTGTGTCCGATGCCGCCACCGCACAGGCCGCCGATCAGGCCGCCATCGTGGAGGCCAACGCCGCCGCGAAGGAGGTGGCGCTCATCGCCTCCAACCAGTTCCACAAGGAAGACCCGGTGCTTGCTGCTATCACTGGTGGCATCGAGGGCCTCAACCTCGGGACGCAGATCGCTCAGGCCCTCATCGAGGAGGGCGAAGTAAAGACCCGGACATCGTCCCGGCAGTTCCGCTCGACGGGCGGTCAGGGGCCGGCGATGTTCAACAACACGATCACCAGCTTCCTCGACATCCCCGGGCTCGACCTCACGGCCCTGTTCGGGGATCTACTCGGGACAACTGAACCCTAGGAGACACCATGCCTCAGGAATCACCTACCCCCGTCGAGCGCGGGCAGGGGTCCATCGACCCCACCTTCACCCCGCCTCAGACTGGCGTGGCGACTCCGGGCCGCCAGCTTCAGGCTGAGCCCACCTCGTTCGAGCAGTTCCGTGACGCGGTTGTCACGGCTGGTCGCGGCGTGGCCTCTGCTGTCTCCGCGAGGGCGGCCATTAGCAGCCGCCTCCGCTCGCTGAAGGAGCAGTCCGTGTCCCGGGTAGAGGGCGACCTCAACCGTGCGGCACGCGGCCTCCAGCAGCGCCGCCTCGATCGAGCCCTTGCCCAGCGGCAGGAGATCCTCGTAGAGGCAGAGACGAGAGGAGTCGAGTACGCAGAGCGGCGCTTCCGGTCGGCCATGCTCAACGCAAGCAGCGCCGAAGAGGCGCGCCTGTGGGAGCAGGGCTGGTCGCAGGCCCGCACTCAGATCAGCAGAGACAACGAGGAGGCGGACCAGCAGCGCTTCAACGCCGCCGCTCGCACCATGGAGCAGACGGCCCTGTCCCTCAACCAGCAGCTTGCTGAGAGCCCTGAGCTTGAGGCCGGGCTGATTGGTGACGGGCAGGGCATTGGCCAGCGCGTGCAGGACTGGCTCCTCACGGAGATCCAGAACGGCGTAGACCTCGACTCCCTGTCGGAGGAGGACGCAGATGTCCTCATCCATCAGGCGATCAAGCAGAGCTTCCGCATCTCGGACGGCCTGACCCGCAAGCATATCGAGCGGGTCGAGAAGTCCAACGAGTCGCTGGGAACTCAGCAGATCAGCGCCGACATCTACTCCACCCTCGCAGGGGAGCAGGGCCCCCAGCGCCTCCGTCGTCAGATCGAGGTGTCTATCCGGGACCGGCTCAACCACCTGACCCCGGAGCAGCAGCGTGACTACGTCCGCCGTGAAGCGGCCCAGTCCGTCCAGCAGCTAGCCTCGGGGCAGTTCGGCATCGACGCACTCGACAAGATTGGGACCGCCTCATCCCTCCTCAACATGAAGGTTGATGGGGTCCCGCTGTTCACTGAGGGCGAGCGCGTGAGCCTCGCTGCGGATGTCCTTGGCCGGGCGCAGAAGACGGCGGCCGGGGCAATGGACGCTGAGGTGGCTCGCCTCCGAGAGCTTCAGGCCGACGTGGTTACGCTCCCGGACGGCCGGATCGTACGCCGCCCCTCAGCCACGGCAGACGCCAACCTCCTCATCCCTGACCCGGAGACGGGGCTGTCGATGATGGACGAGGCGATGTTCTCCATCCTCTCCCGCATGGGACTGGATGCCGACCCCTCCGAACTCTCCCCCGAGGGCGCCGCAATCGTTGGCGCTGTTCGGAGCCGGGCGGGTCAGGTTCAGGACCGCCTCTCGACTGAGATCGCCAAGCGGGCTAAGAAGGTGTCGAACGCCAACACCATCCTGTCCGGCCAGCCGGGCGGCGATGCCAACAACTACGTCTCCTTCTCCATGGAGCGCCGTGCCCGCCAGACTCCGGATGCCCTGAGCGCGGCTGGTGAGGCTCCCCTGTCCGGCAACGAGCTTGTCGTGCTGAAGGCCGAGCTTGAGCAGCGAGCCGCTGATCTCGGTGTCCCTGCCTCTGTAGTGCAGGGCTGGGATGGTTCCGCTGTCGAGTACACGGATGAGAACGTCGAACTCAATCGGCTCCTGTCCGTCAATGAGGCTCGCAAGTGGAGCAATGCCGCCACTCAGGCTCAGTACGGGATGCCGTCCGAGCTTGTCCGGGAGAAGATGGCCCTGCTGTCCTCGAACGACCCCAACCGGGTCGGTGCCTTCGCTGAGTGGGCACGAGCCCTCGAAGCCGGGAACAACGAGGCATGGGACAACTTCCTCTCGGCTGAGGGCGTGAATTCCAATGATGCCGCTGCGGCCATTTGGGTTCGTACCCATGCCCGCCTCGGCGATGCGACTGATCCCTCGTCGGCCCTCACCAACGAAGGCCAGATCCAGCCCGACTACCTGAACCTCATGGCTCAGGTGCAGGCCATTCAGGGAGCCCGACCCCTCGGGTCATGGATGCAGACTGACACGGGCGACACGGAGCTTGTGACCTCCAATGGAGGGAACATGGCTCAGGTCCTTGCCGACATCTTCACTGATGAGGCGGGGGCCGAGTTCGAGCCCGATGAGCGTGACCGCTATAACCGGCGGGTGCAGGCTCAGGTGGAGGCTATGTTCCTCTCGGATCAGGACTCCCTCGGTCGGTGGATGCGGTCGATCTGGTTCGCCGGGCGCACCGTCAACACCGACCTCAACGATGCTCAGGTAGGCGCCATGGTCTACCAGTGGCTGCGTAAGGACCACTATCGCTTCCGCACCAACAACGGCAAGGTGACTCTGGTGCAGGACCCTCAGGGGTACACTGGGCAGGCCGGGCAGGACATCGGCGAGCATGTCTCCAACCACTTCCATCGGGAGTTCATCCCCGAGTACCGGGCATTCCTTCAGGAGGCTATGGACCTCAAGCCGAAGGACGTGCCCGTCAATCTCCAGTCGATGTTCTTCACCGAAGGCTTCGCCGGTACGGACCCCCGGTCCCCCGTGCTGACCCCTCGCTGGTCCATCAACGAGCAGGTCACTGACCGGCTCCACGAATCCCGCGCCGGCTATGGCGGCTTCGTCATTGGCGCAGAATCGAACGGGGAGGTTCTCTCCCTGCCCGTGTCCAAGAAGGACGCCATGCTGAATTGGCCCGATGGCACGTCAGTGCTCGTCCCCAAGGGCACGGCCCTTTCCGTAATCAATCCCGACCTGTTCGCTCCGCTCCCGTACAGGGGTCCTGTTCCTACCCCCCGCCTCGGCTCGCAGTTCACTCCCCCGGAGTCTACTACACAGCGCCGAGTCTCCGGGCAGGGTACAAGCAGAAACATCCCTGTGCAGTAGCGCAAGCAAGGAAGACCCATGCCTAGCAGATTCACTGTCAGCGGTCCTCAGGAGATTCGCTACAACCTCCTGTCCCCGTCCGAGTTCCAGCCGAAGACCTTCATTGGGGGACACCCGTCTATCGGGTTCGCCCCCACGGCTGCGCCCCCTCAGGCGTCCTACTGGGGGATCACGTTCCGCGAGGAGCAGATCCATGCCGCCAACATCGAGAGCGGAAACGCCTCGACGTGGGCCCTAAACAACGTCGTGGACCCCCTCATCCCCGGCGAGCAGCGGTTCGTGTCGCTCGCCGCCGGGAACCTGATGCGACAGCAGATGGGCGAGGCGGCTCCCGAGGAGGACGGCTGGAAGGCCCTCACGAATCGGATCTCTCCCTTCCAGAACGTCGCCGGCATGGACCGGCGGCTCACCTTCAGGGACGAGAACTTCGACGCTGCCAAGGCCACGGACGAGTGGGTGGCCCAGCCCTCGAACCAGCGACTGGCCGATCTGGCCGGGGCTCAGGGCTGGGACCTTCCGACCGCGATGCGGGGCGCCCGTAACCGGGACCACTGGGTCTACATTCAGAACCATATCCTCCAGCCGGCTCAGGCGCTGGAGACGATCCGGGAGTGGGATGCTCAGGCTGGGACGGCTCTCCGCTGGTCCAGCGCCCTGATGTCCACCTTCGGCAACTACCTCCTTCAGGACCCCTCCTTCGCCCCCTCGGTGGTCTTCATGCCCACCTCCCTTGCCTCCACCGCCGGGCTCTCCGCCCGGGCGGCCGGCGCTGGGGCTCGGGCTACCCGGCTCGCTGCCCCGGTCGTAGGAGGCCGCTCAGCGGCCGCCGTGGGCCGAGGCGTGTCTCGGGTCATCGAAGCGCCTGCGGCGGCTCACGCGGCCATGAGCGCCTCCCTGAGCCACCGTGCTGCCGTCGCCGTAGAACTGGGGGCCTATGGTGGCCTGTGGGACTCGGCGATCCAGCAGCAGCGTATTGCGGAGTCCGAGATCCTCTTTGACGACCCCGAGTTCCAGCAGGAGTGGTCGTGGGCCGAGTTCGGTCTGGCGGTGGGGATCTCTGGAGCCCTCGGATTCGGCCTTGCCGGACGAGGGGGCACCAACCCCGATCGAGTCAGGCGGGGCGCTGTTGAGGCGGCGGGGGGCTCCCCCTCCAGCCCGATGAGCACCTCCCTCAGGAACGTCCGAGCCCAGCTAAAGCACGACTCTGCCGCCATCAGGGCGCAGCGTGCCGCGGTCAAGGTGGTTGGCCGGGACTTCGACTCGGTCTTCCACTACCTCGATGATGCCATCCTCCAAGAGGCCGGGCTCCATCGCTTTCAGGTGGCGGACACTATGGAGGCGCTGGCCGAGGCTACAGGCGATGCTACCCTCCCCGCAGAAGCGGTGCATGAGGTTCTCGGAGCCCTGTTCACTGAGGGCCGCCGAGTCCGCAAGGTGCGGGACGAACTCGACGGCGCATTCGGTGGGCAGATGGAGCAGGCCGCACTCGCTGAGGCGACCGGCCGCGCGGCTAGGGAGCTTCCGATGGGGGCCACGAACGAGGATGTCCTCCGCCGTGCGCACGCCCTCGTGCCGGAGGAGCTTGACAAGCTGGAGAGGAAGCTGGCCGCTAGGGCAGAGGCTTCCCGCCCGGCTGCCGATGGCGAGCTTCCGTACTGGAAGGCGGAGGCAGAGGAGCTTGTTGAGTCCGCACGCCGCCGCCCCCTGACGCAGGAAGAGATCGACTACATGGGGACTGTTGGCGGTAAGCTGGAGTCCCTTGGGGAGACGGCGCCGTTCAGAGGGATGTCGTCACGCCGCAAGCAGCGGTACGCTGACGGATCCATCTTCAATCCCGTGCGGGCAAGGGCCGTGAAGTCTCCCGTTGGGAAGGCGGCGGCCAAGGTCCTCAAGGAGCAGACGGCCCTCCGGCTCCTCACCGGAGTGGAGCGGAAGAACGCGGGGGATCGCCTCCGCCGTGCTCAGGCGGCCCTCCGCAAAGCGTCCGAGAAGGCCATCCGGGATGCCGAGGCTCCCCTCTCTGTCCGCAAGGTCCGTCAGGTACAGGCGGAGTATGCGGGCAAGACGCCGGAAACTCGGGCGGAGAAGTTCGAGGCATACGACAAGATGTCCAAGGCCATCGACTTCAACGACAACGCCCTCGTTGAGGATGGCACCATGTTCGGCCGCCTCCTCAGCGGCTGGGGCCTTGGGCGTCTGCTGCGAACCATTGCCACCTCTGGCACCGGGATGGATCAGACCATCCGCTCCACCTTCGGGGTCCTCCGGGAGATCGCTCACGAGATGGACCCGAACAAGCTGCGGACGGGGGACCTCAATGGCGGAAGCCGGAAGGTTCACCGGACCACGGAGCACGTTCGTCACGACATGGACCGGCGCGTTAGCGAAGTCGTTGACTCGTACAAGAAGCTGTCGGATGCCGGCAAGTTCGGCCACACCGTCCGCTTCATCGCTCACAAGCGAGCGCGGGATGCCTTCGATAAGGAGGTCATCCTGCATACCAATGGCCAGAAGTCCACGGATCCTGATGTCATTGCGATGGCGGATCTGTGGGTGCGACATGCAGAAGAGATCGGCGATGTCGCGGAGCGCACGGGCCAGTTCAAGAAGACCGAGAAGTTCTTCCCTCGTCGGTGGAACACGGCTGCCATCCTCGGCGACCGGCAGCAGTTCATCGAGGACATGAGGAGTCACTTCGCTAAGAAGTGGCGCGAGAGCAAGGACGTACACTTCGACACCCTCGTAGAGATGGGGGAAGCCGAGCGCGTCCTCTCCCCGCAGGGGGAACTCGTTGGGTGGAAGCTGCGAGGTAGCGACGACGTTATCCGCGACCTCAAGCGAACGGACCTCGAAGAGGAAGTCCGCATCGCGTATGACCAGATGCTTGATAGCGACGTGGTCATGGAAGGTGATGCCCGCCGGGTCATGAACAACCTGACGGGTGACGACACCTACACGGAGGCTAAGGACGGACGGCTCCGCCGGAAGACTACGGGCTCTCCTCGATCAGAGGCGGCCCGGCGTCTGGAGGAGACGGTGTGGGAGAACGAGGCACTGCACAAGTACCTCGACTTCGACTTCCTTGGTGGCGCTGACGGCTACCTCCGATCGACTGGATTCCGTGTGATGAATACCGCTCGGCATCAGGAGCGCTGGGGTATCCCCGGCGTCACGATGCACGATGCGCTCGACTGGCTCCAGACCCGCATTCCCGAGTCCACCTCACCCGAGGATCGGGCGGCATGGATTGCGGGCATCAAGACGCTGCGTGAGAAGCTGCACCTGATGGAGGGGCGGCTGCCTACTCTCATCGACCAGACCAACGCCTTCGCTGAGAGCGTGTCCGATGTCGCCACCTCGGCGGCGGGCGCGCTGTACGGCTCCGGCTACGGCCAAGCCATCCTGTCTACTGAGGTGGTCATGAACACCCTCGGTAAGGTTTACTCCCCTACGGACATCGTCCGGAGAGCGGGGCATATCTTCCGGGCCGCCATGCCGAACCAGCAGCAGCGAGAGATGGCGCAGGCACTGGGCCTCACGTCTCGTCAGTTCCGTCATCATGTACTGAGCCGCCTCACGGGCGGTGCTGTGCATGCCGGCAAGTTCCATTTCGGTATCATCCCGAAGCTCCTTCTCCCATGGATGGATGTCTTCAAGAAGGCAGAGGCAGGATCGGGTCGAGGTAATACCCTCGCCCGTGGGCTGCATGCCTATGCCGCTAACTCGATGACGGTTGGTGGTATGGATTACTTTTCCCACTTCTCCAGAATGATGCACGTCCAGACTACTCTGGATGAGCTTGGCAGGTTCTGGAAGGCGGCGGAGAAGACCGCTGATATCCTCGCCGCGTCCGGGGATCATCTAGACGCCATTGAGCGTCAGGCGCTTGACGCCGCGCTCGGCAGGGGCCTCTCGGAGGAGGCGGCTCAGAATGCCGCCGCCAAAGCGAAGCTCAAGGAGTTCCGCTCCATCGCCCGCAAGGGTGGGTTCGGGGGCAACTGGCAAGTGGCCGAGCGCCTGAACCGCGCCGGGCTCCTCACCCCTGAGAAGATGGCCATTCTCCGCAGAGCCGGTCAAGAGACTGGTGCGCTCCGGGACACCGGGGTAATGCGGACGCTTGACTACAACGAGATGATGAAGTGGACGGGCGCAGACAAGATCGAGGACGACGCATTCGCGGAAGCCCTCGAAGCCCTGACTAGCTCCATCAAGCTCACGATGAACAAGCGCATCTCCGAGCAGAACGTGCTTCAGACCCCGACCTCACAGACCAGCCGAACGTGGTATGGTCGAACGGGGCTCGCGGTCACTGGATTCGCTAGGTCGTTCTACGACAACAACATCCTAGACACGGCGCAGATGCCTGTGCATGCAAGCATCGCCCTCCTTGGGATGCACCTGTTCGGGGAGACGGTCAACCGAATCACCCGCGATGTCTGGAAGGGGCGCTCGATCGACGAGACGCTCGCGGACATCGAGGACGATCCCGATAACTTCGCGCTGAGGACACTGACCAACGTGCCTCTGCTTGGCGCCTACTCCATGCTCGCTCGCCCCGCCGCCGATGCCCTCACCCTGAATGGGAAGCGGTACTCGGTGGATGTCGGCGAGAGCGCAGCGGAGGGGGCTCTCGCGCAGGGGCTGGATCTGGTATTCGATTCTGTCCATGGCATCTCGCCTCTCGCTGAGGACTCCGAGATCCAGAGCAGGACGTGGAGGACAGCGGCATCCCTCATGCCGGGCTATCGCTCTTGGTGGGCGACGGGCCTCACGCAGGGCATGAAGGCCGCAGGAGGCCCCGACCTCACTCTTGAGGGCACGGGCCGGAACAGGCGCGCGGTGCGCCGCAAATCCCAAATCCCGACGATTTGGGATGTAGAGCGGGGTGACTGGCAGAGCGCCAGCCCATTCCCCACTGACCCGAAGTTCAGCTTCCCGCAGGAGTGACCCATGGCCTACTCGTATCGCTCTGTCGTGCGCTCGCAGGTTCGCGCAGAGTATGCGACGTGGACTGTCCCCATGTCGCTGCTGCCCCGGCGCTACGCCCCCATCGAGGGGCAGCTTCGGGTGTGCGTGAACAACGTCGAGTACCCGTACTTCGACGGGAACGACCAGACCCTCACGTCCTACTGGACGCTTACCGATGAACAGGCCGTGACGGCGGGCACCCCTTGCTGGGGTGTCCGCTTCACCGGCACCACGTCTGCCCTCTCCGATGACCCGGCGATTGCCGAGGTGTCGGTATGGGATGAGAACGGCTTCGTGATCGCTCTGGACCCCGGGTGGGATGACGACACCGATCCTCAGTCCTACCTTGGTGGCAGGGCCATGGACGACGACGTGACGACGGAGGCGCGGGACATCAACACCAGCGACGTGGTCGTGGAGATCGACTTCCCCCGGCAGTTCGCTGTGTCCAAGGTGGGATTCTCCCGCCGCGCCCACGGATCCTCAGACACCTGCGACGGCATGACCATCCACCTCAACCTCGGGACCCGAGAGGATCCTGACTGGACCGAGGTGTACACTGCTGCCGCGGGGACCCTCACGATTCCTCCTGCGCTCTCGGATCCGTACAACCCGGAGACGATGACGAGGCAGATCGAGATTCCCTCCGCCTTCCTCGGCGGGACGATGAGCCCTATCGTCACCCTGACCCCGGCCCCCTCGAAGACCTCGGACCGAGTCACGCTCCTCCGGGAGACGCGACAGGACCGCCCATGGGTCCGCCCGTACAACGCGGGCCGAGCCTACGGCCAGTCCCTGTACTGGTACTGGCAGCAGCTTCTGTTCATCTATCAGGAGCTATGCGAGATCGACGATGTTGCCCACCTCATTGGGCTCCCAGTGGCGGAGATCATCCCCAACCCGTACACCACTGGCAACCAGATGCAGCAGCACCTGAACCATGCCAGTACGGACACGTTCTCGTACGCAGAAGTGGATCTCCTCAACGGCATCCCCGGCGCTCCCGGCAATGCCCAGCCCCAACTGATCGTCGAGGTGGGGGACCAGACAGACGGCACGTCTACAGTCTGGACCGCCCTCACCTACGACGCAACCCCCGGGGATGAGACTGAGTACAGCATCGACGAGGGCAATGAGAACATCGTCCTCGGCGCGGCCGACACCAACGACATCCGCATCCGCCGGAGCACAAAGGTGGATGCACTGTGGGCGGACGTCAACCAGATCAACCCGATCGGATGGAACTCCGCCATCGTCACCCTGCTGGCCCGGCAGATCCACTTCCTCCGGGAGGAGGCGTGCTTCCTCCCTAGGTTCTTCACCGGGCATATCCTCGACAACCC